AGACTCTTTTTTTATACATTTACATGCCGACTCGGATAACTCCTCTCGTTTCTTTCGTGTTTTCGTATTTTCATTCGAACTTGTTGTCGTAATTGATGAACTAGAACTAATTTCAGAATCCGTACTCGATGCGGTGGTTGGTGTATGTTTGCGTTTTGATGTACTATTTCGAAAATTCATATCATCATCTATCGATAAATAATTGGTTTCAATATAATCTACGATTTTGTTCTCTATTGCCCATTTGAAAAAGTTCAATTGACCTATCGTGGTTTCCATGAACTTTTCGTTGTTATATGGGATTGTAATTCTTTCCCATCTACAAAATGGGTCGAATCGTTTTTTACTATATGCTTTTAGTTTTAATTTATAATCATTGTATACTTTGAAACGAGCGATTTCTGGTTTATTATCGAAAGTCAAATCATAAACTGTATAATATTTTTTTGCGTAATTTGTTACAAACCAATCTACGATTCTTAATGAGATTTTCGATTCACCATTTATAATATGCATCATTTTATCTAAATTTCCATGATTTTGATAAAAATCCATTAAATTTTTCATTAATAAATCATTTTGTGTATGTAATTTTGATGATACAAAAGACATTTCGTTTTAGATATTTTATATATGTATATTTTTTTATGCGGTTTTTATGTAAAATATATAATCGGGGGGTGTGAATATTTTTGTATAGACATATTATATAAATAATATTATGGTAAAACATGATGAACTGAAAAATGGAAAAAAATATAAATTAGGCGATATCAATCTTGGTAAATTTATACGTTCCGAAAATGATAATGGCGAAATTGTTCTCTATTTTTTAGACTCACAATTTGGTGAAAAAGGGGAAAATCCGGTTTATCCTGACGATGATGATAATTTTATCGAAATTAAACAAAAAACTCGTTCTAGAAGAAAATCGAAATCGAAGTCGAAATCAAAAACTAGGTCAAAATCGTTGTCGAAATCGAAATAATGGCTTTCAACAAAGTGTCTTAGAACCCAAACTCTTATAATAATGTCCATTGTATGGTTTGTTTTTATCTAATGCCTTGGCTAATGTTTTGTCGCTTATCTAGTGATTTTTCTTTTATTATTTTTTCGTCATATTCTTTTTATTCTTGTTTTTATCATGTTTCTCCGTACGGAGAAGCAACTTTTTTTATTGAATACCTATATTAAAATTATTTTCTAATAATCGTTTGTGGTTATTTTAAGTCTTTTTCATCTTGCTTTTATAATGTTTGACAATAATAAATTATTTTCTAGCAACATCTTAGCAGTTATTTTGAGTCTTTTCATTTTGCTCCCGAACATTCGGGAGCATTGTTTTGCTCACCCGCGTGGGTGAGCAAAATTTTATAATCTTTATTAATGGAAAAAAAGCATAAATTTTTTGATAAAAAGGGTGTACATACTATGTACACCCTTTTGAAATATGTCAATAATTACACAAAATATATGTTAGTTTTTCTTTCTCTCAAAAGAAAGCAAAAATACAATAAATTGTTTTTTGATATCAAAACCAAAAACCAATAATTACATAATTGATTCCCCATCATATTTTTCTTTTATTTTTTTATTGAAAATCTTGAGTTGTTCATCTATATCATATTCGGTAGGCAATACCATTTTTAAATTTTTTCTTATTTCACCACTACGATTATCATAAGATATGTGTTGTCTGTTTCTAAATAAAATAATAGATACATATTTAGGTAATTCTCGTTGGTTTTTTTCTGGATATATATCATTTTCCAAATCATCTACTACTTTATTCGCTTGCAGCAGTTTTTCTAATATCGAAACCTTTTCAGATTTTGTTGTTTCCCATATTTTCTCCAATTTTGGATGTCCTTCTACTCGAAAATATTCTCTACTTAAATTTTTTTCTTTATTATATACATTATAATAATATACTACATATTTTCGCATCATCGATTGTTGAATGCCTTCTGGCAATGGTCTTGCTTTTTGCTGGCGTTCTTTCTTAGTTCCTGGAATAATGCCGAAAGAATTTAATTGTTGCATTTTTTGTGTAGCAGTTCGTAAGTTTCCATATGTATTATTTAATGGATTTCTATCAATGTGATCAACGCTAATATCAGATGTTCCTTTTCCATTACCATAGCACCCAGTTATTACTTGATGAATATATAATATAACTCCATCTTTTGGGATACGACTACATACATAACCATTTTGTAGTAAATACCAAGTTAATTTTTCATTTATTTGATTTTCAAAATCCAAAATTTCTTTGTATGATTTTTCACATAATTTTACAATTGTATCTTTTTCGCAATACATTAATATAATATTTTCACCATTCTCTTCTACAATCCATAATGGATTTTTCATTTGATTCGCGGAAATGCCTCGATTTTTAAAATGACCAGGTATATATTTAATAATTTTGTATGATTTTGCGATTTCACGGTGATATTTATGATATATTTCAACATTACATTTTCGTAAATCATATTTGTTGTTATTGAGAAATACATAAGTTACACTTTCCATATCAAATTTATATAAAAATTCTATTAAAAAATATTTTTTGTAATTTTCACCGAAACTTGGATAATCATCCTCGTTATTATTTAATGTAAAATTTTTCTTGAAATTCAATACTTTCATAAGGTCATCGCAATCCACGTATATACATTTATCATTATATGATAATACAGCACAATTAAACTCATAATTATATGAATAAATCACTTGACAATGAGAGGCATCTAACATAATATATGTTATATTTATTTATAACATGTATTCTTTATATTGATTTTATTCTAATTATATTTATTCTAATTAAATTAGTTTGAATATGCGACGCCTGCCATACCGGACATGACTCTCAATACGTTGTAATTGACAGCATAAACTCTGACTTTGGCGGTGGCAGTTCCAGAAACGGTAGCAGATGACAGCACAAGTTGTAAGACTGCGTTATCAATTCTGGAGAAATTGCAAGATCCGCTGGGTTGGTGTTCCTCAGGTCTTAGGGCAAATGAATATACGTTGATACCAGTGTCTGGGTTGCGGGTGTGGTGTTGGAATGGTTGGACAACATCGAAGTATGATCCTTCACGTTCAGAGAATCTGTCTTGGCCGTTAAGTTGAAGCTTAGCGGTGACGACTGGGTTCTCACCCCAACAGTGCATGTCAAGGGCGGTTTCAGCAAGAACGAATGTTCCAGCATCAGATAATGATGAACCAGTGACGGCACTATCTTGTGATTGGAATGGAAGGTATGCTGAGTTAGCACCTGCCCAATCAGAGTTACCTGCTAGACCGACATCAGCAGCACCTGGCATTTGGAATAATCCAGAAGCATTAATAAATGAGTTAGGGCCTGAGGTTTCAACTGGACCACCGAAAGCATGGACAGCGTTTGGAAGAGCATCAATGGCATCAGTGTAGTTGAATGGTTGGGCACCAAGAGTTCTGAAAAGAACACCAGCAGAATCAAGGGATGAGCAGTAATCAACGTTGGCATCAGGTTGGACAACCCAGATAAGTTCTTTACATGGGTGGTTGAAGTTAAGTTTGATCTTGTTGGATGAAGATCCTACCGATTCATCACCAGTAAATTGAAGTTGTTCAATTAGGTACTCGTGAGGGTTTTGTGCCATCTTTCTACGCTCGTCAGTATCAAGGAAGATATAATCGACGTAAAGGGAAGCAGCAACAAGGGATTGTTGGTATGCTTGGGATACTGATTGAACTCCTGCGGTAGGTCCAGCAGAAAGGGATTTGACAGCCCATAGACATTCTCCAATAGGACGGAAATCAATGTTGATTTTGACTTCGTGGTATTGAAGGGCAATTAATGGAAGAGCAAGTCCTGGGTTTCTGCAGAACCAGAAAAGAAGAGGAACATAAAGGGTGGTTTCTGGAAGAGCTCTGCGAGGAGCGCAAACTTGAGTTGGACCACCAGCAGCAGCACAAGGACCTGAAACCTCAGCAAAAGCTGGGTCAGTGATGTAGGTAAGTTGGGTGGTGTTACCAATCATTTTGAAGTAACCTCTTTGTTGCTCCTTTGATAGAGTAACTTGGTTCCAGATGTGCATCCAGTCACCGTATTGACGGTCAATTCTTTGGCCTCCAATTTCGACTTCAACTTGAGCAATAAGTTGTTCACCGATGAAATCTAACCAACGAGCATAAACACCATCAGAAGTAGCTGATTTGGTTTGCATGTCTTGGTTGATTTCAGGAAGGGTGACTTGTAAGTAGGTTCTGTAGGCAAGATCACCGTTTCTTGAAATGGTACAGGTGACACGACGACCAAAGTCGGCTTGTCCTGAGAAGGTTTGTTCAATGGATTCCATTGCGAAGTTGGTATGTCTTCTGTATGAGACTTTCCAGAAAGTGATTTCAGGGGTTCCAGTAAGGAATACGTCTTGTGCGCCATAAGCGACTAATTGCATTAATCCACCAGCCATTGTTAGATTTCTCTATATAGCATACAAAGAAAATAATTTTGGAAAAAAACATTAATTATTTTATTTTATTTAAATTATACTTTTAGTAACAACATTTTATTTTACTTTTGATAATACTATTATCATTCTACATAATAGTATTAGAAATTTTTGATTTTTGATTTTTATCAAAATATATTGTTAATTATTGCTAAATATTTCACTACTTTTTGTAAATATTTATTTCGTATTTCTCGTAAAATTCATAATTCCATCAAAAACAAATTAAAAGGTTGTTCTCTATTTTATTTATTACAAATGAAATTTATTTCTTTGATTACGTACGCAATTATATTATCGCCATTATCAAAAAGCCAAAATACACCAAAATTATGTATTAACTGTAAGTTTTTTAGAAAAGACTTTTTTACTCGTAGTAAATTTGGACAATGTTCTATGTTTCCCATAGAACCTGAATCAGAATATTATCTGGTCAATGGAAAACCGGATAATGATGATAATATATACCTTTATTGTTCTATATCAAGAAAATTTGAACATATGTGTGGAAAAGAAGGTAAATATTATGAAGAAAAAGAAACCGACCGATAAAAATCACTTATTATATAATCAAAAAATATATATAAAACTTCAAATATTATTACTATATCATGAAATCTTCAAAAACTAGCAATAACAACTTACAAAAATATCAAATAAATACTATTGATGAAAAACATAGTGAAATGTTAGAAAAATTTCAAGAAAATGAAACAACTATTATTCCCAATTTACTAGAAGAAATCGCAACATTGA